TCAACAAGCTCCACAGACACCACAGGGAGGCGTACAGGACACTTCTGGTTCTGGAGGTGGGCAAATAGGTACAGGAACTACACCTTTACCAGGCGAACAAGGGTTCAGTGGCAATGTCGCTTAAGAGTTTAGTAAATGATAAACCACTATGGGATGCATTCACTGAAGAGATGGACGCTCTTATAGCTAAAGAACATAAAAGTATGGAAGGCATATCTGATACAGTAGAAGTCTACAGACATCAGGGTGCTATTCGTACACTTAGACAACTAAAATACATGAGGGATCGTATTAATGGCACTAAATGATGAAACAGAAGTAGTATTTAAATCTGTAAGAGGTGAAGAGATAGATCCAGTATCAGGTAATGAAGTACCACTAGGCTCTGAACCAGAAGAAGTTAGAGATGACATTGATGCTAAACTTAGTGAAGGTGAATATGTTGTACCTGCAGATGTTGTTAAATATTATGGTGTTAAATTCTTTGAAGATTTACGAACACAAGCTAAGCTAGGCTTTAGCCAAATGGAAGCTAATGGACGTATAGGCGGAGAGCCTGTTGTAGAAGATGAATTACCCTTTGATGTTTCAGAATTACAAATGACAGAAGAGCCTGAACCTACAATGAATAAGGGTGGTTATATGACAGGTTATGCAGATGGCGGATCTGTAAATCAGGGCTTTGAAGTACGTGAATATGAAGATGATAATGGTAGTATAATATATATTCAGTTTATGAATGGACAACAATTAACAGCTATTCCTGATGGTTACAGACCTAAAGGTGAAGTACAAGCCGTTACAGAACAGCCTGTTACACCTACAAGAAATAGTAGAGATAAGAATAATAATATTGGCGGTGCAACTAGACCTACTGTTGATACTGTTGATTGGACAGATGCACCTGTTGAAGATTTTGAAAAAGTAGTAGATACACTTAAAGATCCTTTAGGTAATGTATTAACTACGGCTTTTGATGTATTAACTTCTGGTACACCTATTGGTTTTGTTAAAGGCATAGGTATGAAGTCTCAGAACAAAAAGATGCTAAAAGGTATTGATGCACAGTTAAATAATCCCTTTATTTCAGAAGATGAAAGAGATAGATTAGAAGCAGTACAAGCTGAATTATGGGATGGAAAGCTACAATCAGGTTTGTTTAAACGTTTAGGTATTGCAGGTAAAAAAGCTGAAATGGGTGCAGGATCAGAGTATGATTTAGGCGCAAGTATATATGAACGTATGGGATTGACTGATCCTGAAACAGGGAAACCTTATGAAAATACAGGCAAAGAGTTAGAAGAACAAAAAGGTTTCCTTAAGAGGTATTTTGATCCTAAAAACTTTGGCGGTAGAAATAGAGGCAAGTTAGTGGATACTTCTAAGTCTGGTACAGGCATTAAGTTTAGCGACAATGAATTAGCTGCATGGGAAAAAGTATCTAATGAGTTATCAAAAAGAGATTCTAAAGATAATACTAGAGTTAATTTCCAAGGTAGTGGTGGTAGAATCTACAATAAGAATCAAAAAGTTGATGATGCAGAAAGAGGTGAAAAGTATAAAGTAGAAGGTACTAATATGTATGCCTACAGAACTACTAAAAATAAACCTAAAGTTAAGCAAGTAAATAATACACCTAAAGCATCAAATAACATCAAAAAAGACAACAACAAACCTGATTACAGTCCAGGTGCGATAAAAACATCAGCTATACCTAGATCTGAAAAAGGAAAAGAAACTATTGGTTCTAAAATTAGACGAGGCGGTGGCTTCTCTAAAGGTGGCTTAGTAAGTAAACCTAAAAAGAAATAAATAATAACGACAATACCATAAAAATATAAGGATACTCGGCACTTTGTGCAGACCCCAACATAAGGAAATAATATGTCACAACTAACTGAAGAAACAATGCACTCGTATACACATAAACGTAACGAGGCTAAGATTAAAGAAGCTGAAGCTGAGCTAGAAGCACTACTAAAGGGTGATGTAGCTGAAGAGACTAGTGATGAAACCCCTGAAGAAGAACCCAATGGCGAAGGATCTGAGACAACCGAAGTATCGGATGCAAGTGATACCAAACAAGAAAAAGCCAAAGAGGAAACCGAAGCATCGGAATCTGATGAGGAGTTAAGCGCTGAAGAGAAAAGCTTTAAGAAACGTTATGCTGATATACAAAGACATATGGCAGAAACAGAAAAGAAACAAGCCGCTCAAGTTAAAAGACTAGAAGAGCAGTTAGATAAAGCAGCTAAGAATGAGCTTGTACTACCTAAGTCTAAAGAAGAAATAGATGCATGGACAAGTAAATACCCTGATGTAGCAGGAATAGTAGAAGCTATAGCTGAACAGAAGGCTAACGAAAGAGCTTCTGATCTAGATGCAAGACTACAAGAGATAGAAGAGATGCGCTCTACCGCTAAGAGAGAAAAAGCTGAAGCACAACTTGTATCACTACACCCTGACTTTGAAGCTATAAGAGCAGATGATGCATTTCATGCTTGGGTAGATACTCAACCTAAAGTATATCAGGATGCCTTATACGAAAATGCTGAAGACGTTAAGTCTGTAGCTCGTGTCATAGACATGTATAAGTTAGATAAAGGTATTAAGACTAAGAAGCCCAGCGCAGACAAAGGCGCAGCCTCTTCAGTTAAAACTCGTGGACGTACTGTTGTAGACGCAGAAGAGTCTAGCAAGACAATAAGCGAGTCTATGGTTAATAAAATGTCGCTCAAAGAATATGAGAAGCGACAAGACGAGATACTGGACGCAATGCGTTCTGGTAAGTTTATCTATGATATGTCTTAATAAACACTTGACACTAAGACATTATTAGATAAAACTATGGTATGTGTAGCGCTAGTCATTAACTACCTACACATGCTTTAACTAAAAGCAACAACCACTTAAAGAACTACCCGATAAAGTATAGACCCTTTACTGCTTGACAGCAAATCTAGCAATATAGATACTCTAGAAAAGTATTGGCCTCTTATGTGGATATGATGTTTTACTTCCCCCCACTGTCATATCTATAGGAGAAATTATTATGGCATTCGCAAAAGCATCAGGTTATACCAACCTGAACAACGGAAACTTCTCATCAGAGATCTTTTCCAAACAAGCACAATTAGCATTTAGAAAATCTGCTGTTGTTTCTGCAATCACAAACTCTGACTATTTTGGTGAGATTTCTGGACAAGGCGACTCAGTGCGCATTCTAAAAGAGCCAGACATCACTGTTAATTCTTTGTCTCGTGGTACTGCGGTTTCAACACAAGATTTAGTTGATGCTGACTTCAAACTAACTATCGACAAAGCGAACTACTTTGCATTCAAATTGGATGATATTGAAGAGGCCCATTCGCACGTAGACTTTATGCGTCTATCTACAGACCGTGCAGCATACAAAATGGCTGACTCAATGGATACAGATGTATTGCGTTACTTGTCAGGTTATACAGCTGCTTCAGCTGCAAACACAACTGTAAATGGTACTAAAGCAAATGCCGCTGCAGGATCAGACGAATTATTAGCTGCTAACAAGTTGAAGAAAAGTGACTTCACTAATATTACAACTACATCAGCTGCTGATCACTCTATCCCGTTAGCTCCACGCTTAACTGGTGCAACTGCTGTTTCTGCAGTAGCTGCAACACCACTACAAGTATTAGCACGTATGTCACGTACAATGGACGTAGCAAATGTTGATACTAGAGGTAGATGGATCGTACTTGACCCAGTGTTTATCGAGATGCTAAAAGACGAGGATTCTCGCCTATTAAATGCAGACTTCGGTGGTGCAGGACTACAGAACGGTTTATTGGCTGCAAACATTCACGGCTTCCGTGTTTATCAGTCAAACAACTTACCAGCAGTAGGTACTGGTGCAGGTACAGCAGGTACAGCTAACCAAAACACTAACTATGGTGTTATCGTAGCTGGACATGACTCTGCAGTAGCAACAGCAGAACAGTTATCAAAAGTGGAAACATACCGTGACCCAGATAGCTTTGCGGACATCTGCCGTGGGATGCACCTATATGGTAGAAAAATTCTACGCCCAGAAGCAATCGTAACAGCTAAATTTAACGCTGCTTAATAAACATAAACTTAGGGGCTGGCTTTTATGCTGGCCCTTTTGTGCATTTTATAAACAAAGGACATAACCAATGGCTATTACAACGGCGATGTGCAACAGCTTCAAGCAAGAGTTACTTGGTGGTGTTCACGATCTAGATACAGACACAATTAAAATAGCATTAATTAAGAACTCACAGTCGGGTACTTATAATGCATCTACAGCAAATTACAGTACAGTAACAGGTAACTCAGATGAGGCTACTGGTACTAACTACATTACAGGTGGTAACACACTAGGTAGTGCAACTATTGCTCTATCAGGCTCTACTGCTACAATAGACTTTGCAGACACTACATGGGCATCAGCTACCGTTTCTGCAGACGGTTGTATCATCTATAACTCTTCACAAGCTAACAAGGCTATAGCAGTGATAAGCTTTGGCGGTACTAAGACATCTACAAATGGTGACTTTGTGGTACAGTTCCCAACAGCAGACGCATCTAACGCAATCATTCGTATCGCTTAAGGAGCAGTATTATGGCTCTCGTTGTCAAGGATAGAGTAAAAGAAACCGCTACTACTACAGGAACAGGTGCTGTTACTCTTGGCGGTGCTGTTACAGGCTTTGAGTCTTTTAGCTCTGCCCTTGCCAACAGCGACACTACATACTACGCTATTTCTCACCGTAACGCAGATGAGTGGGAAGTAGGCTTAGGTACATACAATACAGGTGTACTTACAAGAACTACAATATTAGAGAGTAGCAACAGCGATAGTGCTGTTAGCTTTACTGCAGGTACTAAGGATGTGTTTATCACACTCCCTGCAGACAAGGCTGTTTATCTAGATGCTAATGATGCACTAAGTACAGGCAACATAGTTACAACAGGTTACATCAGAGGTCCTGCCTCATTCACGATAGATCCTGCTGCACATGGTGACGATACTGGTACACTTATAGTTGCAGGTAACTTACAGGTAGACGGTACTACTACTACAGTAAACTCAGCTAATCTATCTGTAGCAGATCTAAACATTACAGTAGCGCAGGGCGCAGCTAATGCAGGTGCAGCCAATGGCGCTGGACTTACAGTAGACGGTGCTAACGCTACATTTACGTATGACTCATCTAATGACAGATGGGCTATGAACAAGTCTCTAGCGACTAACCTTGTAGGCAACGTCACTGGAACAGTTTCTACACTAAGCAATCACGATACAGCAGACTTAGCTGAGGGTACTAATCTGTACTACACTCAAGCCAGGTTTAACTCTGCATTTACAGCTAAGAGTAGTAGTGACTTATCTGAGGGTACTAACTTGTACTACACAGATGCTAGGTTCAATACAGCTTTCTCTGCTAAGAACACTGGTAACTTAACAGAGGGTAGCAACCTTTACTATACAAGCGCTCGTGCTAATACAGACTTTGATACACGCTTAGCTACCAAGAATACTGCTAACTTAACAGAGGGTAGTAACCTTTATTATACACAAGCAAGATTTAACTCAGCATTTACTGCTAAGTCCAGTTCAGACTTGTCAGAGGGTACTAACTTATACTATACTACAGCAAGAGCAAACTCAGCTATAGATGCAAGAGTAACACAATCTTTTGTAAATGCTTTAAATGTAGATGCAGAAACTTTAGACGGAGATAACAAAGCTACCTTATTAGCCACTGCAGAATCAAATGCATTGGCGCTAAGCATAGCGTTAGGGTGATATAAACAATGGCAAATACATTTAAGAACTACACAAGCGCCTCAGTTGGTACAGGTGCTACAACTACATATACAGTACCAAGTGCAACTACATCAGTGATGATCGGTTGTAACTTAGCTAACAGAACAACATCTCAGATCAAAGTAGATGTACAAGCGGCAGGTGTTTACGTTGTCAAGGGAGTACCACTACCAAGTGGTGCAGCTCTCTCAGTCTTAGACGGTAAGATCATCCTGGAGACGACTGACACTGTAATCGTAACAAGTGACACAGCATCGAGTTGTGACGTAATTGTGAGCGTACTGGAGCAAACCTAATGAGTAAGCAAACAGACTTAATTAACATACCCGATGCTATAACAGTTAGTGGGTCTAACGTTGGTATTGGCACGAGTTCGCCTACAAACGGAAAGCTAGAAGTCACACATTCTAGTAGCACGATTCCCGCTGGCTTCTTTAGAAACACAAGTGGCAGTGGTGATAGCTCAGCTTTAACCGTGCAGGGAGGCGCAAACAACGCTGCACCAAACTTTAGTGTACTTGATTACAACGGGAACACTGATTTTGTTGTTCAAGGCGCAGGAAACGTTGGTATTGGGGAAAGTGACCCTGATAGTACTCTAACTGTAAAAGGAGCATCACATACAAACTTCCAAGTTAAATCTAATAGTGAAAGCACTAAAGCCTTTATACAGACAGTACAAGATAGTGATGTTAGAATAGGGTCTAGCACTAATCACCCTGTTACCCTTTATCAAAACGGCTCAGAACGTATGCGCATCGACTCGTCAGGGCGTGTTGGTATAGCACAAGATACACCAGGAGATTTTAACGCTGCTGCTGATGATTTAGTTATTGGTAATAGTGGTGGAGATTTTGGTATGACCATTAGAACTGGTACTGCTAGTAATGGTTCAATACATTTTGCTGATGGAACAACTGGAGATGCACCAAATAGAGGTATTATTACATACGACCACTCTGATGACCATATGCAGTTCAATGTAGCAGCATCAGAACGTATGCGCATCGACTCATCAGGCCGTGTCACAAAGCCTAATCATCCAGCATTTTTTGCAGTAGGAAATGCGGGGCAAACATCCTATAGCGCAGGCGCTCAAGTTCTTATAGTAAATGAACAATGGGATAGAAATAATAATTTTAG